TACGGAATGTTCCACGTCAACGATCCCACGGTAATCAAGGCGTGGAATGGAGCACTCAGCCGCTGGATGTATTGGATGTTTTTCACTGGCATCGCCTGCGACCCCACTGTCTGCTCCATCACCAATCATCACATCTATGCCGTCAGCGGATTTGATGGCAAGACGTGGGGAGGGTTCCAGGAGGTGATCGATGGTTACGGAACCAACGGCGTATTTGCCCCCAGTGTCATAAGTCTCAATGACACAAATGGAACATTCTGGCTATATTACCAGATGACCGGAGTGGCGGATCGAATCATCCTCACCCAGCTGACGGCCGGCACGGTGGGGGTATCAACGCAGGAAGTTTACGTGTCGTCGTTCGACGGCGCGCACAACCCAGATGTCGCCCGCAAGCCGGATGGAACGTGGACGATGATGTATAACCGGATCGACACGAATAACGCGTTTCACATTTGGAAGCTCACCTCGACCAATGGAATCTACTGGACCAATGACACGCTCATTCTGCACAGCGGATGCTCTCCATTCTGTGTGGCCACCACCCCAAACCACCGATGGCTGAACAACAGCAACTACTATCTTTATTACGGATTGGATGAGACATTGACCTTTCCATCGGCTGAGGTTCATGGATGGAAAATGCAGGAATGAGAACGATTTTGATAATCGCATGTTTTGTAGCGCTGCTGGTTAATGCCGCGCCCCAACTGATTGTCGCTCCTCCTAATGGGCATGTGAAAATCAGTTGGGATTACGACCCTAACGAACTGTCCACCAATCTATTTTTCATCCTTTACGAGACCACTAATATCACCACGCCGCTCACAAATTGGACTGTTCTGACGAACATGGTGGGCACGAACACCTACGGCCAATTCGATGTGGTTCCGGGTGAGCATTATTTCGTGGCGCAAGCCTCAAACTTCTGGGGAGAAACGAGCATTACTTCAGCACCGGGTCATACTCCTCCACTGCCATACCCGATAAACAATTCGCTGAAAATCGAAAAAGCCCCATGAGCGATGTAAAAACCGATACCTATGACCGCCTGAAAAAATTTATGTCGATGACTCCAGCTGAACGGGATGAGGCATTGTTTCTTCAAGTGCAACGCTTCAAATCCATTCTGGAAAGCGAAGGAATTGTAAAAAGTATGCGTGAACTCAATGAGATCATGGATGGGCAGGGGGAGAACCCGGGCCTTCTGGTCCGCATGAAGTGGCAGGAGGAGCGGACGCATAAGCTCGTCAAAAGCAACGCCAAGCTGCAAGCGGCCCTATATGTCTGCACTGGGATTTGGATTGCCGTGAAGTTCTATTTCGAGTTTATTGCTCCTCACAAGCCATGACTAAATCCAAAACCACTCTCGGGGGACTCATCTCAGCTATCGGCACGGCTCTGTTGGGCATTGGCGCACTGCCTCAGCTGTCAGCCCTCGACCCAGATCACGCCATGTTGACCCACGCTCAGTCGGTTACACTGTGGTACATCGCCCTGGCCGGCATCATTATGAAAACCATAGGTCCCGTGATCTCCGGGTATTACGCAGCCGACAATTCCGAAGTGCAGAATGTGGCCTCAGCCGTTGACACCATCAACAAGGCGGGTCCTTCCCCATTGGCTCCGCCAGCCACCAGTGATACTACTCAGGTTACCAAGCCATGAATACACTCGCTGACGTTGTTGTGGGAGGAAACGGAATCGGACAAGCGATGATCTTCCTCGTCGTCGCTGTCATCGCCTGCGCCTTTTTCTACTGGGTTATCACCAGCTACGTGCCAGCCCCATTACAGCGCTGGGCCATTCTCGTGCTCGTTCTGATCGGGGTAATCTTCATCATCAACTTCGTCCTGAGTCTTGGTGGAAACGGATTCATCCACTGGCATTGACAAATGGTTCACAACTGATACAACCAGCTTATGAAGAAACTCGCTTACAATCTTACCCACCCCGCTGTCGCTCCATTGATCTTGTTGATGGCCGCACTGTGTGTGGGTGTACTGTCGGAGGGTTGCAACACCACGCAGCAACGCATCGCCGCTAATACGCTGTCGGCCACCCATGACGTGGTTGCGTCCGGCGTGGACTTTTACTTCGCCGCCGCAGCCAAAGGTGCCGCGCCCACCAACGGCATTCCAGTGGTGGCGGCTGCGTATGGGAAGTTTCAGGGTGTTTACACCACCGCGGTCATCCTTGCGCGCAACAACACCAATGCACTGGCTCCCGCCAACGTCATCGCTGAGGCCAACTCAGTGGCTATGACCATTGGATTGTTCTACCAGCCCGGAGCAGACAAAATCACCAAATCACTTAAAACGCCATGAATAAAAATATGGAAGCACTTATCGCTGAATTTGGAATCCCGCTCGCTGCGCGCATGATTAACGATTTGATCGACACCATCGAAAAGAAGGGTGCCGTCACTTCCGAAGAGTGGGACGCAATCCAAGCCAAGGGCAAGGACAGCGCGCGCGACCGCATGTTGGCGGTGTTGCAGAGCAACGGAATCGACCCGGAGAGCGACCAGGGCAAGGCATTGCTGGCTGCCGCATCGTGAAGATTTGGGGTAGGGTTACGGCGGTTCTCATCCTGTCCGGGGTGTCGTGCCTCGGACAGGTGAGTTATTTCAATCAGGGATTTCTTCGCCAGCCGAGTGCTGAATTGGACCGTCTGTATCTCGGCATCACGAACTCTTCGGGCGGCTCTGGGTCAGTGACCAACTTCGCTATTGGCAATTTTTCACCCCTCTTTACCACTGGTGTCACCGACCCCACCACATTCCCGACTGTGGCGTTCTCTGCCATCAGCCAGAACCAGAACCTGGTCTATGCGAGTCCGAATGGTGCTCCTGGAACCCCATCATTCCGGGCTTTGGTGGCGGCGGATTTTCCATCAGCAGGCACTGTTACCAGCTTTTCATCTGGAAATCTGTCTCCGTTATTTACAACCTCCGTCGCCAATCCCACCACCACCCCGGCGCTCTCATTCAACTTGAGCAGTCAATCAGCCAATCTTGTTTTTGCCGGCCCGACGGGTGGAGGCGCGGCCGCTCCCACCTTTCGTTCGCTGGTGAGCGCAGATATTCCAAGTCTTGGGTATCTTACGAGCATTACCAATGCGAGTCCGAGTTTGGGAACAACGCTCATCTCTGAGTCCAATGCTCCAATACCATCCATAAAATCCGTCAGTGCTGGTGGAAACGTGTCAATCACTGATAATAAAACCAATATCATTATTTCAGCATCCCCGACCGTCAGTGGTGGTGGTTTGGACCTGTTCGCATGGCAGACAAATTATCTCACCACCTATCGGACAGTTGCAAACGATGCTTCCAGCGGTTCGGCATTCACGATGAATGGTTTCGGGGACAATTTCGCATCATCCGGAAACGGCTCCGCAGTACTGCTTCAAAGCACCGACAATAGTCTTGGGCAGGGACCGTGGATTCAGATGCTCACTGGCGCCACAAGCGGTAATAGCGAGTTCATCGGCACATCAACCGCCAACATTATTTTTCCATACACCAATGCGGGGTTCAGTTTTCAGACACTTTTGAAAGTCAGAAATAACACCAGTGTTCGCATCTGGGTGGGATTTATGACGGGCACATTTGCTCAATATGAGGGCGTGGATACGATCACAACGAATACGGTGGCCTTTCGGTTTTCTACCGCAGCTGGTGACACCACATGGCAGGCTTTTTGTTCTGATGGTGTGACCGCGACTGTAGCTGACACCGGCGCCACGGTGAGCGCCGATGGAAATTATTATCTGCAATTCTTCAAGACCAACGGAACCTCCAGCGTGGTATTTGTTGTCAATCGTGGCACGCCTACCACCATCTCCACCAGCGTGCCGACCACAGTTACGACCGTGGGAACGACTACCATGGGAGTATCAGAGTCCGCACGCACGTTGACATCCGCAAACCGCACCAATCTGATTCGATACATCGGTTATACGCAGGACTGGTCCACGAAATAGTCAGGTGTAATTGAGTTCGTGATTTTTGCGTGCCTCCCGCATCTTATTCTTTGCTCCTTTAAGCCAATCCTCACGAGGGGCAAGCTCCACGTGTTTTCCAAGGTTTTTGATGACAAACCCCAACCTGCGCGCTCCCTCCACACCCACCGCCACACAATCAGCCAAATCAGGTGATCGGCCGATCTTCAGTTTCATATCTGCCTTTGGCTCGACTTGGATTTTATTCTTGCCAGCCATGCCCCACTCACGCTGACAAAATTCCATCAGTACGTCCTCGGTCATTCCACGGAACTGACCGGACTCGACGATGTTGCGGACCGAATACCACATCTCGGTCACGTAATTGAAATAGTAATCCTTGCACGCCATGGCGATCTGGTCGCTGACCTGTTTTTCGGAAGCAGGGCCACCACAGTCAATGGAATTGGCGAAGGCCCACCCCAGACGTCCAAAGCAGGAAACCAACCCGGTTCTCATGCCGGAATCATAAAAGAACTTCTCTGGCGGGATGCCGGACTCTGTGCAGCGCGCCTGAACAAAGGCGACGATTTGCTCCTCCGCCTCATCCTTGTTGTTCGCCTGGATAGGCACGATGTCGGTTCTTATGAGATGGAGCACTGGACGGATGGGGGCCTTGGGAACGATCTGATTCACCAGAACCTCTACCTCCCCTGAGTCAACCGCGGTGGACTCAATCTCATCACCAAACTCCAGCTCGGCATACACGCACCGGTCGCCGCCCACCCCTTTATATGCAGCATCCAAACAGGCGATCCGTGTGCGATTGGAGTTGCGCCATACCGGCTCCTCCATCGCCCGGTTCTTTACCGCCATGTTCCGAGTGAGCACTCGCCGGCTGCCCTGCCCGCGAGGCATCTTGCCCTCGTCCATCATCGTGACCCAGATCGAGTCAGTGCCGTAAAATGCGACGTCACGATCAATGTCAGCCTGGGTGATAAGTGGGATGCCGAGTTTTCCATCAAGGTTGGGCGAGTCGCTGCCGGGAAGTTGGATGCAGACGCCTTGGGGACGACGGGTTTTCCAAGTTTTTGTGCCGGGCTGCTGATCCACGCCTCCATCCCATCCGCCGAGGTCAGCCGCGGGCTCGCACATAATACCGAGCGCATCCGTCGTGTCTTTTGGGTTGCCGAGGCCCACTGCCTTGAAATCCGGGTTTTTGTCGAGATTGGAGATGGCATCCACGAACACTCGCGGGAGAAGGTGTAACTCGTCGGCGATCAAACGCACTCGCTTATTCTTCATGCCGGCGAAGTCACCGAGGCCGACGTAATCATTACCCTTTTTGCACGGCACACAAACAAAGCCATTGCGAACATCGATTCCTTCC